AGAATATATGACTTTAATTGGAGAAGAAAAATGATAGTAGAGTATAAATTACATAGAAATTCAGATGGAAATAAATGCATTCCATCTTTTATAGACGATGGTGGATATTATGTATCTGGTAGTAAATTAGTCGGCATAACCGTTAATGATGATTCATACATTCCATCTACTTTGACAGAATTGGATAGAGCAGCTTTAATAACAAGATATACTGCTATGTCCCCTGTCAATGTGGATGATGACGCCCTAACAGACGCAGAAATAGCTACGGAAATTGATGCTTTTATTGCCAAAGATAGTTAATAAAATAGATGTTTAATTTGAAGAGAAAAACTGTAAAAATACAAGTTTAGACTTGGTGGGATTAAATAATGGCAATCCATGCTAATAACGTAACAGGTTCATCAACTTCAACTGGCTCATTTGGTCATATATTAAAAGGCGGAGTCAATTGGAGAGCCGCAGTTAGTGAATCCTTATCTAATGTTGGATTTGGAAGTGGTGGCGGAAGCGGATTTGACTATACTTCAGGAAGCAGTCCAGTAGTAAGTACAAATCCAAGCAGTATAGGCGCGACTTGGATAAACACAACATCTGGGGAAATATTTGTTGCAACTGATATAACCACAGGTGAAAATAATTGGTTAGGAACTGCTGGTACTGAAGTTGTGCCTGATTCTGCTGCTTATTTTGGATCAAGAGGTTTATGGATTGGTGGTTTATATGCATCATCATATACTTCATATTCCAACACCATTGATTATGTAACCATAGCTACAACAGGAAATGCAATCGATTTTGGAGACTTGACTGTGAGTCGTTTCGGAGTAGGTGCTTGCTCTGATGGAACTAAAGGAGTGTGGGCTGGTGGAACTAGAAATGCATCGGTAGATAACATCCTTGATTACATAACCATAGCTACAACAGGTAATGCAAGTGATTTTGGAGACTTGACTGTGAGCCGCTGGGGCGCAGCTGGTTGCTCAGGTAATTAAAATAAAATATATTTATTGATATAGGAGATTAATTATGAAAATACACGCACCAACTATTACAGGATCATTTGTTGGAAATTTAAGTGTTTCATCAACTTCAACTGGTTCATTCGGGCACATTTTAAAAGGTGGAGTCAACTGGGAAACTGCAATTTCATCATCAGCATCTGTAGGTGGTTTTGGTAGCGGTGGAGGACATGATTATACATCAGGAAGCAGTCCCGTAATAACTACAAATCCAAGCAGTTTAGGTGCAACCTGGATAAACACAACATCTGGAGAAATATTTGTTGCAATTGATATAACTGCTGATTCAAATGAATGGCTGGGGACTGCTGGTACTGAAGTAGCGCCCGCGCCACCACCATCATACTTTGGTGGTAGAGGAGTGTTTGGTGGTGGTACTACTGGTATCAATTCTAACGTCATTGATTACATAACCATTGCAACTACAGGTAATGCAATCGATTTTGGAGACTTGAGTGTGTCTCGTAAGAGATTAGCATCATGCTCCGATGGAACAAAAGGAGTGTTTGGTGGTGGATACATCAGTACCTATTCTAACGTCATTGATTACATAACCATAGCAAGTACAGCAAATGCAAGTGATTTTGGAGACTTGACTGTGGCTCGTTACAGATTAACAGCTTGCTCAGATGGAACAAAAGGATTGTTTGGTGGTGGATACATCAGTGCCAATTCCAACGTCATCGACTACATAACCATTGCAACTACTGGAAATGCAATCGATTTTGGAAACTTAACATCGGGTAGGGAAGCATCTTCTGCTTGCTCCGATGGAACAAAAGGAGTGTTTGGTGGTGGCTATGCTAGTACCTATTCTAACGTCATTGATTACATAACCATAGCTACAACAGGTAATGCAATCGATTTTGGAGACTTGACTGTGGCTCGTTACGGTTTAGGAGCTTGCTCCAATGGAACAAAAGGAGTGTTTGGTGGTGGATACATCAGTACTTATTCCAACGTCATTGATTACATAACCATAGCAAGTACAGCAAATGCAAGTGATTTTGGAGACTTGAGTGTTGCTAGACGTTATTTAAGTGCTTGCTCCGATGGAACAAAAGGAGTATGGGGTGGTGGTAGTAGCACTACCGATGTCATAGATTACATAACCATAGCTACAACAGGAAATGCAACTGATTTTGGAGACTTGACTGTGGCTCGTTACGGTTTAGGAGCTTGCTCCGGTGATTAAAATAATTAAAACAACAATAAACAGCACTATATAATGGATTAATTATGAAAATTTACGCACCAAATATTACAGGATCATTTATTGGAAACATAAGCGGCTCAACAACTTCAACTGGTTCATTCGGAAAACTATTAGCCGATGGTAGTCAATTAACAAATTTACCAGCTTCTTATACAAGTGCTCAAATTAGTGGTTCTTGGCAAGGTCAAAACTTTTCAACAACTCAAAGTTTTTCAGATGGAACTGCTACACTAATTAGTGGCTCCGCATCTTCAACTGGATCATTTGGTAAAGTATTAGGAGATGGTAGTAGTTTAACCGGAATAACCTCATTTGCTGGTGCGGCTGGAACTGAAACTTTATTTAGTGGTTCAGCCGCTTCAACTGGTTCATTTGGAAAAGTATTAGGAGATGGTTCATCTCTCACAGGAATAAGTGGATTTGATTATACATCAGGAAGCAGTCCCGTAGTAACTACAAATCCAAGTAGTTTAGGGGCAACTTGGATAAATACGACTTCTGGAGAACTATTTATCTGCCATGATATAACTTCAGGTGAAAATAATTGGTTAGGAACTGCTGGAACTGAAGTTGTGCCGGCAGTACCAGGGTACTTCGGTGGCAGAGGAGTGTTTGGTGGTGGATACTCTGGTTACGACACCATTGATTACATAACCATAGCAAGTACAGGAAATGCAATCGATTTTGGAGACTTGACTGTTTCCAGGCATGGTTTAGCAGCATGCTCTAATAACGCAAGAGGATTGTTTGGTGGTGGTTCTTCTACTACTGATGTCATCGACTATGTAACGATTGCAACTACAGGTAATGCAATCGATTTTGGAGACTTGAGTGTGGCTCGTTGGGGAGTAGGAGCATGCTCAGATGGAACAAAAGGATTATGGGGTGCGGGATACTCTAGTCACAACGTCATTGATTACATAACCATAGCAACTACAGGTAATGCAAGTGATTTTGGAGACTTGACTGTTGGTAGAGCTCGAATAGCTGCTTGCTCCAATGGAACAAGAGGAATATTTGGTGGTGGAGCAACCTCTTCCCCCCGCAACACCATTGATTACGTAACCATAGCAAGTGCAGGTAATGCAACTGATTTTGGAGACTTGACTACATCTCGTCAGTCACCAGGAGCATGCTCCGATGGAACAAAAGGTGTATTTTGTGCTGGAGAAACCTCGGGTGCCAATTCCAACGTTATTGATTATGTAACCATTGCAACTACAGGTAATGCAACTGATTTTGGAGACTTGACTGTGGCTCGTAAGTGGGTATCAGGTTGCTCCGATGGAACAAAAGGAGTGTTTGGTGGTGGATCCTCGTCTAACGTCATCGACTATGTAACGATTGCAACTACTGGAAATGCAATCGATTTTGGAGACTTGACTGCTTCTCGGGGTTACCTTGGATCATGCTCAGGTACTTAAAATAATTAAAACAATAAATAGGAATTAAAGTTATGTTAGTAAAATTCAATGAAATAATAGAAGTAGTTCTACACCATGAAGGTGGATACGTAAATGACCCTGATGATCCAGGCGGAGAGACTAATTTTGGCATAGCCAAGAGAAGTCATCCTGACGTGGATATCAAAAATCTCACCAAAGATGGTGCTAAAGAAATCTATAAAGAACATTATTGGGATGCAAATAAAGTAGAATCCTTACCTGAAAATCTAAGACATATAGCATTTGATATGTATGTTAATCAAGGTAAATCAAGAGGTGTCAAAATTTTACAACAGGCTGCTAATGCCAAGGGTGCTGGACTTAAAGTAGATGGTGGATTAGGACCTATGACTCTCAAGGCAATAACGGAATCTAATGTAGAGTTACAAAGAGTAAGGGCTTATCGTATTAAATATTATGCTGACTTGGTAACCAGAAAACCAGACTTAGAAAAGTTTTATTTCGGTTGGTTTAGACGAGGTTTAGAAGTTTAATATTAAGTTGAATTATAATAACTTATATTTATAGATGTAGGGGAATACCTATGACTATACCAACAAACACTGGCGAAAAAATATGAGCTTAAAGAAATTAGTAGAAGAGATAACTAAACCAATACTTCAAGAAGGAGTGAATGATCCTGGAATTCTCAAAGCAGTATTTCTTGCTGGGGGACCTGGATCAGGTAAATCATATGTTGCCAGTGGATTGTTTGGAATACCAAAGAAAATTAATGTATCAGCTTCCGGACTAAAACTTATCAATCAAGATAGTGAATTGGAAAGAATGTTAAAGAAGTATGGATTTGGTTTAGATTTAGATGATATGCCAGAAGAATTATTTCGACAACTTACTGATCCTGATTATGAAGATTATAGTGGTGTTAGAGGTAGAGCTAAAGAATTAACTGCTTCTCGTAAAAAACTTTATATGAATGGTAGATTGGGAATGATTATAGATGGAACAGGTCATAAATATGGTTCAATAAAGAAAAAAAAGAAAGAATTAGAAGAAATTGGTTATGATTGTTTTATGGTATTTGTTCATACTGACTTAGATGTAGCTCAAAAAAGAAATATGGAACGACCAAGAAAACTTAATCCTGAATTAGTAGAGGCAAGTTGGAATGATGTTCAGAAAAATAAAATATCATTTCAAGGTCTTTTTGGAAATGCTAATTTTCTTATGGTTGATAATTCTAAAACTTTAGATGAAAAAGCTGCTATTGATAAATTCAATATGTTGATGAAAAAAGGAATTAATAAGTTTATTAAACAACCAATTAAAAACTATCGTGGAAAACAATGGGTTGCTAAACAAAAGATAATGAAAGAATCAATAAATGAAGCACAAGCCGTAAAAGGTGGTAAAGTAGAAAAGTTTATTACAGGTCATAATCTTACTATGAAGGGTAAGAAATATAAAGAAATAGAATTTGAGACATTGGGTATTGATAATAGTTCAAAGATGGTTAAGTTAAAAATCATAGCACCTAAGAATTTATTTGGTATGGAGACACCTGTAAAGTTTGCAACATTAAGACGAGGTCCATTTACTAAAACGGACACGGGTAAAAAAATAAAAGAACAAAAAGAAATCAAAAAAACAATTGGTGTATTCGGTGGAAGATTTCAACCATTTCATTCAGGACATTTAGCTACATATAAGTGGTTGGCAAAACAAGTTGATGAAGCCTATATAACGACAACTAATATAAAGAAACCACCAAGACACCCGATGAACTTTAAAGAGAAAGTTCGACACATGACGAAGATGGGTATTCCAGCTAATCGTATTATAGAAGAAAAAACTCCTTATGTTGCAAAGAATTTATTATCTAAATTTAATTCAGATACTACTGCAGTAATTTATGCCTTTGGTCAAAAGGATGCTGGTAGATTAAAAGCTGGTACTAAAAAAAGTGGTGGTAAAACGTATTATCAGGATTACAAAAAGAATAAGAATGATATTAAAGGATATGAAGAACACGGATATTTTCTAACTGCTCCTCAATTTGGTAGTCTTAGTGGAACAAAAACACGAGATATATTAGGTAATCCAAAAATTGATGATGAAGAAAAGAAAAAGTTTTTCAAAAAAACGTTTGGATATTATGATAAAGGGTTGTATATTATGATGGTAAATAAATTCAAAAAACTGTTTGAATTTTACGTTGGGATATTTGAAAGTTCAGGCACACAGAATGGTGGAGTAGATGATGGACCTGGTTTTTTATCAAGTTTAAAATCGTATCGTGATAGAGCTGAAACCGAAGCTGGGAAATTAGGATGGGAGATTGCAAATCATTTGATTGATGATGAATATTATAATAGTCAAGATTTTGGTTTTGTTAAAGATACTGAATACCCAAAAGGACCAGTTGGTTCGGTATCATTTGGACCTGCTGGTGTATCTGAACCAAGTGCTGCTAATGATTTAGATTTAGTTGGAACTGAACTTTGGAATACATGGTTAGACCACATTGATATGATTTTAAAAAATCAAGATTATGAATATACGGATAGTTTAAAAAGAACTAGAAAATCAATTCTTAAACATAGCAAAAATACATTAGATCAAGGAGAAAGTGAAGAGCCAACTGATACAGATCAAAATAGAGGGAATGACCAACACGATGATTATGATATAGTAAAAGAAGTGCATTCACTTACAAGTAATTTAGAAAAAAACGGAAAGGAGTTACTATTAATGGGCGGAGCCTACGGACATATGAGTCATCCATTTGATGACAAAGATTTGACATTTAAAGATTTAAAAAATATTATAGAAATGGGATTAGGTGGTCAGTTAAATCGTGAGGATAATGTTACAGAAAAAACAGATGGTCAAAACTTAATGATAAGTTGGAAAGATGGTGAGTTAATTTCTGCTCGTAATAAAGGTCATATAAAAAACAAAGGTGAAACGGCTTTAAGCATAAAGGACGTAGAGAGTAAATTTAAAGGACGAGGTGATATTAGAAATGCTTTTGTTTATGCCGTAAGAGATTTAAGTAAAGCAATAAGTGCTTTAAGTGATAAACAAAGAACAAAGATATTTGGTGAAGGTTCTAAATGGATGAGTTTAGAAGTGATGTGGCCTGCTAGTGAGAATGTTGTAAATTATGATATAACAGAATTGATGTTTCATGGAGCTATGGAATATGATGATGATGCAAGGGTAATCGGACAGGCAAAAGATAGTGCTAGAATTTTGGCTGGTATGATTAAACAAGTTAATCAAAACATACAGAAACATTATAAGATTACTAAACCACATTTTATGGATGTACCTAAACACCAAGATTTTGGTAAGCTAAAGGGTAAATTTTTAAGTAGATTAAAAAAACTACAATCACATTATGGATTGAAAGATAACGATACGCTTTCTTTATATCACCAATCGTATTGGCAAGAATGGATTTTTAATGGCGCTAAACAAACTGGTTATTCAAATATAACAAATGAGATTTTGGTTAAATTGACAAAACGATGGGCTTTCTTTGACAAGTCATATAAAATTCCACAGATTAAAAAAGATTTAAAAGAATATCCAAAGTTTTTAGATTGGGTATTAAGTACAGATAAGATTGATCACTCCCGATTGGTTAAAGAGAACATGAAACCATTTGAGGAATTATTTTTTGAAGTGGGTGCCACTATATTAAAGAACATGGATGGTTGGATGGCTGTAAATCCAGCAAAATCAGTTCAAAAGATGAGAGGTAAATTACAATCAGCTATAAAAGATATAAGAAGTGGTGGTGATATAAAGAAATTAAACAAATTAAAAATACAATTAGATAGATTAAATGCCATCGGTGGTTTAGATGCTATTGTTCCAACCGAGGGGATAGTTTTTAAATATAATGGTAAAACTTTCAAATTCACCGGGAGTTTTGCTCCACTAAACCAGATTACTGGCATGATGACATTTTAAGGAAATAAGGTTATGAGTAATATAGAAAAAGTAAAAAAAATGGTAAAGGGGATTTACAATCGCCCCATACAGATTGGTTATCAGGGTAAATCCATAGATGAAAGAAAAGAAGGTGAGACTTGGGTTGACCACAATAACAGAACTTGGGTTAAAGAAGATGGTAAGAGAAAACAAATTACAAAAATACCACCAAAAGGATTTGATAAATGTAATGATTGTGAAAAGTTAATTTTAAAAACCATTGACCAACAAACTTATAATAGAATGCAAAAATGTCAATATTGTCAAATGGAATTTGAAGCTACTCTACATAGAGAAGGTAAATGGAATGACTGGGTTGCTGATTTAGAAAAGAAAAGATGGGATGGTATATTAAAGGAATATGAACAAGAAATAGCAGAAATTAAACAAAAAAATCCATTTGATAAAACAGTTGCTAATGCTTTAGCTTCCAATGAACATAGAAGATGAGTAATTTAAAGCAAGCAATAAAAGTAAATTATTTAAAATGCGTTCAAGACCCGTCATATTTTATTAATCAATATTGTACTATTCAACACCCACAGCGCGGTAAGATTAAATTTAAATTATATGATTTTCAGTATGATGTATTAAAGGCATACCAAGAAAATAATTATAATGTTGTATTAAAATCAAGACAATTAGGTATATCAACATTAAGTGCTGCTTATTCTTTATGGATGATGTTATTTCATAATGATAAGAATGTATTGTGTATTGCCACTACGAAAGATACTGCTAAAAATCTTGTAACTAAAGTTCGTATTATGTATGATGGATTGCCGAGTTGGTTAAAAACTCAGATAGTTGAAAATAACAAACTTTCACTTATTTTTAAAAACGGAAGTCAGATAAAAGCTATTGCTTCTAATGAATCTGCTGGTCGCTCTGAAGCATTGTCTTTATTAATACTCGATGAGGCTGCTTTTATAGAAAGAATAGATACGATATGGACTGCTGCTCAACAAACACTTGCAACTGGTGGTCAATGTATAGCCATTTCTACACCCAATGGTGTTGGTAATTGGTTTCATAAAACTTGGTTGGATGCCACGGATGGAATTAATGCATTCAATACAATCAAACTTCACTGGTCAGCGCATCCTGATAGAGACCAAAGTTGGAGAGATGAACAAGATAAGAACTTAGGTCCTTCACAGGCTGCTCAAGAATGTGATGCTGACTTCTTGAGTTCTGGTCGTTCAGTTGTTGATCCTCTTATCTTGGGGTGGTATAAAGAAAAAATGTGCTGTGAACCTATGGAAAAAAGTGGGTTTGATAGAAATCTTTGGATATGGGGATATCCTGATTACTCAAAACAATATATAATATCTGCTGACGTAGCACGTGGAGATGGAACTGATTATAGTGCCGCTCAAGTATTTGATTTAGAAGAAATGGAACAAGTAGCGGAATATAAAGGTCAATTAGGCACAACAGAATTTGGTAATTTCTTAATTGAACTAGGAACTAAATATAATGATGCTCTATTAGTAGTGGAGAATAACAACATAGGTTGGGCTACATTACAGACTATTATTGATAGGGGATATGAAAATTTATTTTATCAAGAGAAAAATAATTTAATTGTCGATGATGATAATCAACATACGAATAGATATAGAAACATTGATAAGAATAAAGTACCTGGTTTTACAACTACAATGAAAACTAAACCATTACTTGTGGCAAAGATGGAAGAATATACACGAGAGAAAATGGTCAAGTTAAAATCAACTCGTTTAATTGATGAACTTTTTGTATTTATATATAATAACAGTAAAACTGAAGCTCTTGCTGGGTATAATGATGATTTAGTAATGTCTTATTCTATATTATTATGGATTAGAGATACTGCTATTCGTATACAATCAGAGAGAAATGAATTTCAAAGTAGTTTGGTGGATTCAATTGGAAATCTAAATGAGAGATCTCCAATTATGACATCAAATAAACCTAAAGATAATCCATACGAGATGGATGTCAATGGTGAAAAAGAAGACTTAACTTGGTTATTGGGGTAAATTATGGCAGATAATATTTTTAGTAAATTAGGTAGATTATTTCAATCTAATGTAATAATTAGAAAAACAGATGATAATCGTTTGGTTGTAAAAGATTTGGATTTCAGTCAAACTAATTTACAATCAAACTTTATTGATAGATATCAGCGATTGATGCAAAATACCTATTCAAATCCACATCATGCTGCACAAAATCGTAGAGCAGCCTATGAGATACATAAACGTACTTTGTTTAGAGACTATGAGATGATGGATCAAGACCCGATTATTGCTTCTGCTCTTGACATTTATTCAGATGAATCAACAATTGATAATATTGAAGGAGAACTTTTAAAAATAAAAACGGAGAATAGTAAAATTGGAAAAATTCTTCATAATTTATACTATGATATTATAAATATTGAATTTAATCTATGGAGTTGGATACGAAATCTAACCAAGTATGGTGATTTTTATTTATTACTTGATATTGTCGACAAGTATGGTGTAGTGAATGTAAAACCAATAAGTGCTTATGATATTACTAGATTAGAAGATCACGATTTGGCTAATCCACAATTAATTCAATTTGAAATAGAAGATGATAAAAAAGAAATAAAAGAAAATTATGAAATTGCTCATTTTAGATTAATGAGTGATACTAATTTTTTACCATACGGTAAATCACAATTAGAAGGTGGTAGAAAGGTATTTAAACAATTAATGTTGATGGAAGATGCCATGTTAATTCATAGAATCATGAGAGCACCAGAGAAAAGAATCTTTAAAATTGACGTTGGAAATATACCACCGAGAGAAGTGGAACAATTTATGCAAAAAATCATCAATAAGATGAAAAAGATTCCTGTTATTGACCAAAGTACAGGAGAGTATAATTTAAAATATAACATGGAGAGTGTAACGGAAGATTATTTCCTACCAGTTCGTGGTGGTGATAGTGGAACTTCTATTGAAACTCTTCCTGGTTTATCTAATAATGATGCGATAGAAGATGTTGAATATTTGAGAAACAAACTAATGGCAAGTCTTAGGATTCCAAAAGCCTTCTTGGGTTATGAAGAAGGATTGAGTGGTGGTAAAGCCACATTGGCTGCTGAAGATGTTAGGTTTGCTCGTACTATTGAAAGACTTCAAAAAATTGTCGTGAGTGAATTAACTAAAATCGGTATAGTTCATCTATACAGTCAGGGGTTTAATGATTCAGATTTAATAGATTTTGATTTAGAATTACAGAATCCATCTATGATTCATGAGCAAGAGAAACTTGAGTTAATGAATCAGCAAGTTGAGTTAGCTGAAAAAGCTATGGATACTAAATTATTTTCACGTAAGTGGATTTATGACAATATATTTGATTTTTCAGATGATAAGAAAAAACAAATATTTGAAGATATTGTTGAAGATACAAAACAAAAATATAGATTCGAACAGATAGAAAGTGAAGGTCAAGACCCCGCTGAACAACCAGTAGAGTCATCTGAAGAAGATGATGATATGGCAAGACCTGGTGATTGGGGTGGTAGTGAAAAAGAACATTTTGGTAAGAATAAACCAAGAGAAGATGACGGTAAGCTTAAAAAAGGCGATAGAAGTTATGGAAAGAGGGAATTTAAGGGTGGTTCTCCATTAGCTACTAATAAAGCACATACTGCCGTTGCTCGTGAGGGTATTTTAAGTCAATTAAAGAATAAATTCCCTAAAAAAGATTCTTCGTTATTAAGTGAAGATAATATAATAGAAGAGTAAATACCCACTTATTCTAAATTACATTATATTTATATATGAATAATTGTATAGAAATAAAACGGAACATTTATGAGCAAATTCAGACATAGTAAATTGAGAAATGCTGGACTTTTATTTGAATTTCTACTAAGACAGGTGACAGTAGATGTTTTGAATAAGAAAAAAGATTCACCAGCAATCAAAATCATTAAAAAACAATTTAATGAACATACCGAAATTGGAAAAGAACTGGCATTATATAATTTGATAACATCGAAAAAATTTAAATCAGATAAGAAAGCTGATTTCTTTTTGTCTGAGGTATTAAGACAACGGGGAAAGTTAAATAATTCCGTATTACGAAGAGAAAAATACAATATCATAAAGAGTATTAAAGAACATTATGATATTAATCAATTATTTTCTTCAAGCGTACCTAATTATAAAGTCTATGCCTCTACTTATAAGTTGTTTGAAGGTATTGGTGAACTAAGTGCTGATGAAAAGACAGAAAGTTATTTTATTATTTTAGAAAATGTTACTACAATAACTACTAAAAAAACTGATACTTTTATGTATGATGAATTGAAAGATAAAGATTTGAGAATTTTATCTTACAAGGCTTTGTTAGAAAAATTTAATAAAAAATATACTAATTTGAGTGATCCTCAAAAACAAGTATTAAAAGAATATATTAGTAGCATTTCAAATACTAATAATTTTTCTTTATTTGTAGAAAATCAAATACCCGTTTTAAAAACTAAACTGAATAAAAAAGTAAGTAAGATTAAAGATAAGGTATTGAAAATCAAACTACAAGAAGCAGTTAATTGTGTTGATAAATTTTGTTTAAATGAATCAAGAAAAACTGATGATAATTCAGTCGTTCAATTATTGAGATATTATGAACTTGACAAAGAACTCAACAAAATTTAATTCGTTAGTAAGGGAACTTACGCGGGGATTATTTACAAAGAAGTTAAAAGAAATGACTTCAACGGCAAGTATTGCTGGATTTGAAACACCTAATGCATTTGGAAAGACCAGTAAGAAGAAGAAGAAAAATCTTGAAAAACAAACTGGCTATAAATTCATGGATGAGGGTATTGATAGTAGTGATATGGAAGAAATTAAAAAACAAATAAGAAAAGAAGTATCCGATATCTTACGTGATATTTGGATTAAAAGAAACTCTTGGGGAGGACGTTAATGTATCAAGTAGATCCAAATGATAGTACAAAATCAATACCAAAAGCAATACCAGTAAGTGCTTATGGTCGGTCAATAAATCCAGCTGCTACAGTTATTACTGATAGACCTAATTATATAATGGTAAATAGAGCTGGAAGTTATTCATTTGCATATCAATCTGGAAGTTTAGCGACATATGTAAGTGGTTCAACCGTTGTGGCTGATGCTGGACCAGTTAGACTTGATATTAATCCAGTTGCTTGGACATCAGCAACTGCTGCTACCGGCGATATAACTTTTGTATACACAGGAAACGTAGGGTAAAATAATGAATAAACAATTATTAGTAGATGTTAGACCTTTTGATATATCAAGAACAAAAATTGATGAATCAATTAAAGATAACGGTGGAAAATTAATCGTCAAGGGTGTATTACAGAGAGCAGAAAGTAAGAATCAAAATGGACGTGTATATCCAAGAGAAGTATTGTTAAAAGAAGTCGGAAAATATTTAGAACATCAGGTTACAGAAAGACGAGCATTAGGTGAGTTAGACCATCCTGATAGTTCTGTTGTTAATTTAAACAATGCCTCACATAATATTATTGAGATGCATTGGGATGGTGATGATTTATTAGGAACAGTTGAAGTCTTATCTACACCCGCTGGTAATATCTTGAAAGAATTATTTAAATCAGGTATTAAACTTGGTATTTCTTCAAGGGGATTAGGTAGTGTTGAGCCAATGAAAGAAGCAGATGGCGAGGATACAGTAGAGGTTCAACCTGACTTTGAATTAATAGCTTTCGATTTCGTATCAAATCCATCCACACATGGTGCATTTATGAGACCTGTAAATGAATCCGTTCAACCTAAGACTCCAGAAAATAATATAGAAAGAATTATCAACTCAATCATGAGGGGTTAATTCGATGCCCTTTAAATCCGAAAAACAACGGAAATGGATGCATGCTACTAAGCCTAAAATGGCTAAGAAGTGGGAAAAAGAAAAAAAAGACGAGTCCGCCGATAGGGATTATAAAGACGAGTATAAGAAGTTTCAATCTTCTGATAAATCAAAGAAATATAGAGCAGAATTAAATAAGTACAATAGAGATAAAGGTACTTATGGAAATGGTGATGGTAAAGACGCCTCACACAAAGGGGGAAAAATCGTGGGATTTGAAAAAGAATCAAAAAATAGAGGACGAGCTGAAAAAAGTCGTTTGAAGAAAGAAAGTCCCGATTTCAATCCAATGATTGATACGATTTTAGATGATGTTATTAAAGAATATCAAACTACTAATGAAAAAGTATTGAAGAAAAATCCCGGTGAATTCGTAGATGCTAAATTTTCAAAAGCTATTGATAACTTACCTAATTCAAAACTTACAAAAGATTTAGTCATTAAACTGGCTAAGAAATACAAAGTAGATCAAGATGATGCTTTAAGATTTGTATCCTATGGTTACTTACGTGATTTCGGATTAAAAGAATCCGTAAATGAAGGTAAGTTTGGAAAATTTGATACTGGAGCCGCTTTTAAAGGTAATGGTTTAACCATATATGATAGAAATCAAAGTCAAGGTGGTGATTTTAAAAATATAGCTCATATAAGTGAAGATGGTAAAATTACTATATGGGATAAAAATATTAAAAAGGAAACCAAGTTGATGCAAGCACTTAAAAAGATATCAAACGGATTTAAAGCATCATTTAAAGAATCAGTAAATGAATTTAAAGAAGTGTCTATAAAGGACGCATTTAAAGATTTGGTTAAAAGTCAAGGAAAGAAAAAGGCATTAGATACATTAACTAGCGTATTGAGTGGTGGGGTGGACATGACTCCTGATGTAAAGAAGAAGTTTCAAAAGAAATTATTAAAGAAATTATCCGAATCCAATTTTATGGAATATAAATTAAAAATGCCTATAAATGAAGGTGCGTTTGGAAAGTATGATACTGGAG